CTGACATTGAGTAGCATAAGTAGGACGAAATGCTGGGTGAGCATTTCTTAATAGAATTATAATACTCATCTTTTTTACTGCTTCTTTTAAGATAGTATTACATGAGATTACATAACATTCTAGTTCACGTCTTAGTGTCTTTTTTCTAGGTTGAATTCTTCTTTCCATAATTTCTAGTTTTTAATTGGTTCAATTGCTTCATATATAATACTCATTATATCTTGTGGAACTTTATTCTTCTTTTTAAATATCTCAAGGTTTTCCTCAAATGTTAAAGAAGCTTTCCAATCACTATTTAACCTCTTTACAAAGTTATCAATCCTACCATCTCTTTGTTTCTTTTGTTCAATATGTTCTCTACTTATGACGTCTTGTTTGATAGGAATATATACAGGTACTATAGAGTTATCTTCCGCATACCATAAGTAAACTCTAGGTTTATGATTCTCTTGATCAGCATCCATCCTCATTAGAGAGCCTGGATTAACTAACCATCTACCTTGATATTCTTGTGTAAAGCTTTTGTGATTATCTCCAGTAAGTATCAAATCATATTCAGGATACTTTTTTAATAATCTAATTGCTGTAGGATCCGTACATCCAGGCCAAGGAGGTTCTCCTTTATAATTCATTTTATGCCAGACGAGTACTCTTCTCCCTAAAGTGTGTTGTATTATGTTTTCTGGTTCTTGTCCCCAATGAGTACCATCTACTCTTAAAGTATCCCTAAAATATCTATTAGGTTTTAATACAATTAATCTATCTACTTCTGCTAATAAATCAATACCGCATTTTTCTGTTAAATCTAAATTATGCTGAGGGAGGTCATGCTGTCCATAGATAGTGTAGAATTTATTTGGAATATGTTGAGCTGTTTTCTTTGCTAACAATGTTGTTATTTTCCATTTATCATATAAATCTCCTCCATGTAATACAGGACAATCATATTTCTTTTGTAGATTGGAAATAAAATCTATAGAGTTCCATTGTTCTTGTTGATAATCCCCAATATAACAAAGAGGAGTATCTTCTCGAATATGAAAATCGCTACCTAACATTAAATCAGGTCCTTTATTTGTCTTTGTACGTTCCATATTTAGAATATTAAATCATGATCGTGAGGAACAGGTTGTCCACAAAGCAAACAAACGTCTGGAAACTCCTTATTGTATTTCACACACAGAGCCTTGTGATTCACTTCGGACCTCTTTATACCTACTGTAATATGTTTATAATTTGTTACTAAAGAATTCAGGCTCTTTCGCTTTGATTCTAACACCTCACGTTCCTTGTGTAACTGTAACAAATGTTCTACAGGCTTCTCAAGTTTAGTCAACTTCTTATTTTCCTTTATCTCATCATTCAAATTACAATAATCAGCAACTAAATCATCAAGTTTCTTCCATTTAGAAACAGTCTCTTCTTTTTCCTTATACAGTTTTAAAATCTTTGTTACTAAAGGTTCAAGATTGAGTGTAAACTCATGCATGGAAAGTTGTATTCTATTATCATAATATGTTTCTAACAATCCTCTCAATTTAGTCTTGTTATTACACATTCTCACAAACTTCTTCTCCATCTCTTCTAAGACTTCCATATCTACTTCAAGTTTGTCTAGATATGAATACTTCTCAAGTTGTTTTGTAAATTTAATTCTGTCTTGTTTCTTATATTTTATGTCTTGAGATATTTCACGTATTCTTTTCTGTACGTTTGACATACCAAGATCAATTTTGTCATAATGAGCAATCTTATTAAAATAGATAGCAACTTCTCCTGGAGTCTTACTTAGAAGGAAATGTCGGTCTAGTTGTTGTTGAAGGTTTATATCATTTAGATTGAGTAAATCAGAAATCTCTTCAGGAACATCTGATCTAAACGCTTTTAAAGATAATGGTTTCTTTCCTGTAAATTTCCTTATATACTCGTCAACCTTATCTTTCTTACGTATAACAGATCCTTCCTCAACCGTTATCTTAACGGAGGTTATTCCACCCCATCTAGAACGAAAATCACTTCCTGAGGGTCTATTATCTTTTACCCAACGTAAAGAGTTAATGATTGCAGACTTCCCAGCATCTGTATCTCCAATCACTATGTTTACACCAGAATGGAAATCTAGATGTGTCTCTTTGTGAGACTCAAAGTTCGTTATGTCTAATGATTTGATCATTTTTAATGTCTTAATGTTCTTTTTACTGATGTAATAGATCCTTTCTTTCGACAATATTCTGCAATTAAGATAGAATCTGCATTCATTATTTTATTAATTTTTGGAAATAATCTTTTTGCTACCGAATCTGCAGCTTTTTTTAATTCTTCTTTTTTAAGACCTGAAGGTAATAATACTTTCTGCCATTCTTTACTGTCCAAAAATTGATATGGAATTTGTAATTCCTCCAATATTATTTCTGTTGCTTCCACACAACGTAATGCAGAAACAGAAGCTTTAAATCTTCCAGGATTAACCATAGGTCTTTCTATCATACAAAAAGAATCGTCTCCGGCAAGTAATAATTCATTTCTTAATCTTAGAATATCTATTCTATTAATAAATGATTTCTTTTTTGTGTAATTAAGACAATTTTTAACTGGAGTTTTAACATGAGATAAAATTGAACATGATTCTGTAATGATGGTTATTCCACCAGTTACTCCGTTATCTATACCTATAAATGTTTTCATTTATTTATTTGTTACTGTTAATTTTAATATTTTTATTTTAAATCTAGGATGAACTCTATCGTTGTTTTTATTTACAATAGACCAAGCGTGTAATTTTTTAAATTCAATATTTCTATAATCACAATAATTGTGAAAATAATTCATTGTAATTGTAGAACCATCTTCAAATAGAATAGTATAATGATTCTTTTTTCCTCTGGCTTTTGATATTCTATGTTTAGCCCAATCCGGCATATTAAAATGTTTGCCTCTATTCCAATCATAAACCCATTGAGGGAATCCTTTACCTAGATTTGCTTGTCTAAGTTTTTCTTTGGTTTCTTTAGATAAATGAACTCCTTTTCTGTTAGAAACTCGTCCTCTTTGAATTCTGCTTATTTTTAATCTTGTCTTTTTAGAATGAGGAACTCCTAATCTACTCCAAGCAAAATGACAAATATTATAACCGTTTAGAACAGCATCAAACATTTCAATCCAATATTGCTCATCTAAAAGAAGTCTTTTCTTATCCATTGTAACATCTACAATTTCAAAAATAAAGTTTCTAGATCCGTATTTATTCCAAGCTCTTTGTAATTTTACATTAGCATGAGTTCCTTCTTCTAAACATTTTCTATGATGCCTCCATCTGGCTGTAACATCTACTGTACTTCCAATATAATTTTTATCTGTAAGTATATTAGTTATCTTATAGATATGAAAATGTTTTCTTTTATCAGATAAAGAAGCTAATCCGTACATTGTTTTTCTTATCTTATGTCTTGTCCTCTTCATCTTCTTTCTTTATTAAAACCTTACATTGTGTACAAGGTCTATTCACATAACTTACCATCCATTCTTCCATATTGGATGAATAGTTTTTTACTTTCTCAATGAGTGTAGCTTGTCCTGCTTCCCTTGTACATTGTGCAGGATCAAGATAAATCATTACAACATCACCTGGTTTCATTCTTGAAAAGGATTAAAGAATACTTCAACTTCTGCTTTATCTCTTGCCGGATCTTCTATATAAAACATATCAAATCCATCGTGTAATCTAGAATCTTTTAATTTCTGAAGATTTTTATCTAAGAAATCTTTTTCCTCCTGAGAACTTCTGGAAGGTACAAAAATTACAATTACTGAGTTTTTCATCTTATTTTAGGTTTACGATTAGATTCAAATTTACCTTCAACTTCTTCCCAGAGATTAATAACCTCTTCCTTAAGTTCCTCTTCAAGATCATACTTCTCAACCATCCTAATAGATTTAGCTATAGACACATCCAATTTCCTATCGCCTACCATATATGTGGTATTATCGGTATAGTCTTTAATGTACTGAAGATTCTGACGTAAATCATCAATTCCGTAGTCAAAAATAATAGTAACTGGTGCACTGTGATAAGGTTTCCAAATGGAACTCTTTGCAACCTCAACATTAATTTCTACACCTATTATCCTTGTACGTTTTTTACCAGCAATAGTTTTATCAAGAGTAAGTTTTGGAGTCTTACCAAACTTAAATTGTAATCTTAAGCTGGAATAAAATCCCATTGCTAATCCTCCAGGTGTTGTAAACTCTTGTCCATATCCTGATGTATTGGTACGAATTTGATTACTACAAACCATCAGATAATTCTTCTTTTCAAGAGTACGACAACTTCTACGAAGTTGTTCACTAAACTCTTTTGGACGTCTCATTCCCATCTTATCCCCTGCATCTGTTTCCATTTCCAAATTAGTAGAAAGTGCAGCAAGAGAATCAGCAAATATACCGTGAATAGGTCCTTTGCCTTTTTTAGGCATAACAGGTTTCCATTTTCTTACAGCATTGAATACTTCAGTAACAGTATCAGGTTTAGAGTAATTCTCATCCTTAATGTCCAAGCCAAACATCAAAGCAAATTGTTTATTAAGTCTAGCCTCAGGATCAGCAAACATAATCTCTCCATCCTGTCTTTGTACTGCACCCGCAATCTCTGACAATAATACTGTCTTACCTGACCCACTAGGACCAAATGCCTCAACTAATATACCTCCGGGCAACCCTCCTCCTCTAACTCTCCCTCCCGATATGGCTAAATCCAATAACGTAGATCCTGTACTTATAACAGTACCAAAATCTCCGTCATATTCTTTCTTTTTCTTGGTGGTAGGATTGTTTACTTTCCTCTTCATTTGAACACTTAATGGTTCAGTCCTTTTGGTTCGTTCCATTATCTCTCCTTTATGCCTTTTATGATATTATAAACCTGTGCTTCTGTCAATCCCTTATTTATGAATTCGTCAGTAACACCTTTTTTATAATCAATAATGGAATCAAAGTCTCCATTATTAGCTTTCCTAATTCGCCACTCATCATTACATCTTTGAGTAATTTCGTGTATTAGAGTACTCTCAGGTTCTTTTTCCTTTTGTCGTTTAATCCAATTATTTATCAAACGAGTAAGGATTTTAGACTTGGTTGTTCCTTTTGCCAAGCTATGTAGAACCAAATAGTTATGAGCCGGCAGGGGCAATGACACCCCTGCAAGCTTATAACCTTCCCTTTTATATTTGATTGGTAATAAGGGCATCTTATCTCCTTCTCAAAGGTTTCTTTTTAGTAGAAGACTTCTTTACTGGTTCATCTTCCTCGTCTTCGTCCTCGTCTTCGTCTTCATCCTCATCAGGATCTTCATCCTCGTCTTCATTTTCGTCTTCATCATCATCTTCTTCTACTGGACGTTTCTTAGGTTTAGCTTTACCTTTCTTTACTGGTTCGTCTTCCTCATCTTCGTCTTCGTCCTCATCATCGTCCTCATCAACAGGCTTTTTCTTTAACGGTTTCTTTTTCAAAGTCTTTTTAGACCTTTTAGGTTCGTCTTCATCATCGTCATCATCTGCATCCTTTAGACTACCAGCATCCTCATCATCATCATCTTCTGATTCCATAAACTTGGCAAGCAATTCTTTGTACGGTAATATCTTAAGCACTGTATCCAAATCTGGAACTTCCTCAAGTATATCCTCATCATATGCGGAATCTCTTTCAATAAACTCAATCTTTGATGCCTCAGGAAATGGTTTACCTTTACCAATTACTTTTGCAGCAAATCTGATCTTTAATGTTTCACCTTCCTCAAGATCCGGGAATATTTCATGCTCTTCATTCTCATCAAGTTCTTCCTTAAGAAGTTTACCAAAGTTGTACCAGCTTATATCAAAAATGTGAGGTACTTCTTCAAACTTCTTATTCTTAAGTGGAACAACAATGTACAGGATTCTGTCTGAAGCATGCAATGCTTTTATATCATCCTCATCTGCCTCAGCCTTGTACAGTTCGTCCCTCTTAACACATACAGGGCACTTCTTTCCAATAGACTGTAGACATACAACTGTATCTCCATTACCTGCGCCAATATTACGGTGAACTTTGTATGGTCTTTTATACCACTGGGAACCTTCTATTGCAACACCTGCCTCAGTATTCCGATCAGGATGTTTCTCATCTGATACAATATAAGGAAGGAAGTCTAATAATATATTCTTACTTCCTGGTTCAGGTACAAACAATGAAATACCTTTTGGTAGATTCAAATGTCTAGAACCACCTCCACTTGATTGTCTTCTGGCATCGTTTGCAACTTTGCCTCTGAAATTACTTTGTTTCTTTTTTGTCGTCATCTTTTTTAAATTTAGTAAAATTATTGAATTTATGATTAATACCATCCATTAATCCTGTAGCAAATAATCTGCCTATAA